GAGTTGTGTGAGTCATAGAAAGATCAGAATATCTTTCACCATACTCACCACGAGCAGAACCTACACGGAAAAAATAAGTATTGTTTGTCAAGAAGCGGTTATCAAATACAGCAGATGAGTCATTGTTTGGCATCTGAACTGTATAGATGTAACCATCTCCCATGTCAAGAATATCTTCATCAGTAATGTAAAGTTCTTTACCGTTGAATTTGTCATAAGTGATAATATCACCATGTCCAAATACTCTTTTGTTCAATTTAATTTTGAACGGAGTACCATCAATTCCTTTTGCAGTATTTGATGGATCAAGATCTTCCATAATGAAAGGAAGTTCTTCAGATACAGGTGTTGACCACTTGTATTCACCACGAGGGTGGTTTACCTCAATAACATTCTTTCCATTAAATGAAGACATTTGATACAAAGGCATTTCCAACTTTTTAACTTGCGCCCAAAGTTCAATTGGTCCCAAATCATCTGGTTGTGCATCCTTCATCAAATTCATCAAGTGATAAGAATCTACATGAGAGCTTGCTGTGTAATAGTTGTCCCGAAGGAACATACCATTATTTAAAACTGGTGTACTCATTTGTTTTTGTTTTTATTTATTATTTATTTGTTTACACTTTTAAGTTCTGGAAAAAAGTGATCTACCTTGCCTTTTAATTGGCTCTCTTTTGTTAGTCACTCTTCCAGCATTTGTATTTTGCTCCCCAATTCCAGTAGATGATGAATTTCTTGAAGCTTCCTCAGTTCTTAATTGACGAACTGTGTTAGCATTAGCAACATTTGCACCTAATTGTTTTACTGAATTACGGTAATTAACCGGATCAGCTAACAACCATAAAGCTTCAGCCACTAATGACGGATTTGCTTTTGGTCCAAATTGATGTTGCTCAAGAAGGTATCCCAAAGCATTAGTAGGATTACCTTTTGAATCTTGATACTTAGTAGCATCTGTTAATCCATAATACAACATAGTTTGCACTTTATTATTTAATGGAATACCATTTAGGTTATTTGAATTAAGTGTATTATACACTACATCATGATACCTTTTTTCCATTTCAACTTTTCTGTTCTGTGCAGCTTGTTGTTCTTTCAAACGGTTTTCAATTACTTCCGCTTGTCTTGCATCTAATTTTGGTTTATACCTTTCAGCATATTTTGCTAAATCACCACGGTCTTTAAGAACATTAATCTCATCTTCTATTTCTTCTACAGAACCAAAACCTGTTAGATTTAGATACTGTCTTGCAATAGTTTCTTGATCATGCTCATTTTCAACATCCAAATCAAATGTTTCTTGCGCTCTTGCAAGTTGGCTAAATACTGATTTGATGTCTTGACCTCCATTTAATGCATAATGAATAACAGCTTGAACTTCTTCTGGCAATTGTTGAAACAACTGAACAGGTGCGTTTTGTGCAACTTCACTTGTTTGTGATTCAAGATTTGCTTGAATTAGTTCTTCAAAATCATCTACTGTGTAATCAGCAAGTGGTTTGCCATCATCAAAAGGTTGAAGAACTCCTTTATCAATTAGTCTATTTGCGGCTTCCACCATTGCATCTTTAACTAATTTAGGTCTTCCTCCTTTATTTACCTGAGTAGCATCATCATTCTGATCATCATCTTCTTCTCCATCAAGCAAAGGGGTATCTACAATTGCAGCTACTGCCGCTTTTGCTACATCTGGATCTTGAAATGATTCAGTATCATCATCACTAATTTCATCAAGGAACGATATGTCAACTTTGTTAGACTTTAATACTGTTGGTTTGCCTTCTGTTGGAGCTATTACTGAACTAGCAGATGGTATTCCTAGCAAATCATCAATGTTATCAAAATCTACTTCCGTTACCGTTGTACCGGAACTTTGAGCTGCAGCTTGTGCAGCTTTTTCTTCTTCTGTCATAATTGTTGGTTTTAACTGACTAATAATAATATAAGCAAATTTATCTAATTGTAAACAATATATGTTTAACTATTTTTGATGCGCAAAAAGTTTTTTGCTATACTATAGTTAAAACAAATAATTTTTTTACTTCTTAGGTTTTTTCTGATCATATTTGTTCTTATTTTCTTGTGCAATAGCAAGTTCTACTTGTTTATTTCTTGCTTCTGTTGTTATTTTTTCTCTTTCTAAATCTAATTTTTGTTGATGTAAGTCTTTTTTATTGTCTTCTTTTTCTCTATTGAAGTTCATTGTTTCATCATATTGCTCTGATTGTTTTACATCTTTTAAAACATCTTGAAAATCAGATTGCATGTTTTTATTTACATCTTGCATTGCACCATAACCAGCAGCTTTAATTTCAGCTTCAAGAAGTCTTGATCTACGGTCTTTTTCTTTCTCACGGGATTCATGATCCATAGCAATACGTTTTTCATCTTGTTTAGCTTTGATTTCAGCTTCTTGCATTTGTTGTTCATGCTGTTGTTGCTGTGCTCTTTGTTCTTCTGTTTTTTGTTCAATACTTTTAAGAATTGTATTAAGACTACCTAATGAATCTGCTTGCATAGCTTTACCTAAATCATAGATAGATGCGCCAGTAGTATTATTACTCATAAATAACTGCTTGAGTTGTTCAAGCGTATTTCTATTTGTAGCATTGGTTTGACAAAATACATTAAGATCTACAAGTAGTAAATCTGTACCATTAATCTCAAAATTTGTTCTTTCATCTGGTGAAATCATTCCTTGTAATCTTACAGAAGATTTATTTGAATGATAATACTGAGCTAAGTCAGTACGCATTTGATGAACTCTAGGCATCAATTGATCAGAATGCTGAATAAAATATACTTCAGTTTGAGCATAAGATCCAGATACTGCTTGTTCTACCCCAGTTGCTGAATTTATTTGACCTATTTGCTGGCCCATCCTTTGAGGATTTAAACCAACTACTTCCATTGCTTGCTGTTTAAAGTAATTTGCAAGTTGGATTCTTGACATTAATCTATTTGATTGTTCAAGATTTAAAACTTGATAGTGCTGAAAGTTTGTTGCATTTTCTGTGTTAGCAATACTTGGATCTAATGGAAGCATTGAAAAGTCTTTCATTGCAACATAGGCTTTTGCTAAGTTGTTTTTACCCCAATCCTCTCCCATTGAATGTTTAGGTATTGCATTTTGATCTAATACAATTACAGAACCTAATTCATCAATAAGAATATCTGCAATTTGATTATTACAAATATTGTATCCAATCTGAGCCGGTTTCATTTGATCTACTAAAGAAGTAGACTTAGTATTTCTATCTGAAAACACTTTACCTTCAATAGGTAATTTGCAACCATATAATGTTTGATCACCTCTAAATTGAAATCTTAATGGTCCTGGTTTATCTTTATCTATTCCTAAATAAATTGGATCAAAGTCAGTATCTGTTTCTGTATTAAAGATTGTTCTGTTATTTCCAATCTTAACGCCACCCCAAACTTGATTTATCCAAAACCAATCTATATGATCACCAAAGATTAAATTTTCAGCTGTTTCTTTTTTCTCAAATACTTTATTGTATACAGGTTTAGTTGTAACAACATAGTTTTCATCTACTATTTCTGTAATAACTGCACCATCTTCATCAATCTTAGTAAGATTACCAACTCTTCGCTGAGTTTTCCAATATACTGTAGAAACTCTTAATAACTCAACTGTATGAAGATTACCAGCATGTTCACTTTCACCAACAATATATGAAACTACATCGTGTGGATCATAAGCATTTTCTAAAAATGAAAGATGTCTTCGCATATCAACACCGGATCTTCTGTTAGATTCATAAGTGTCATCCGTATTATAAAGTGAACCATCATTAGGTATACCATCAATCATGTATCTTGCTGAACGTGCCGGATGTAATAACTCAAGAGTTTCTAATTGTTCTTCAGTCATTAAATAACCATACTTATCAACTACATCTGATATTGTAAGCATATCAATCCAACCAGCCCAGTTACCTTGAGATATGTAATGAACATTAGGAGATTTATGATAAAATGATAATGCTGGATTCAACAATTCAATGTTGTAATCATCTTCTAGCATTTTAAAATGCCAAAACTCACTATCTGTAATGAGTGAATCTCTAAATGCAATTTCTTCCATTTCATCCATGCGGAATCTATTAACATCAATTGCGTGCTGTTTTACAGCCCATTTTTCTGCAAGAGTTTGATATTTTTTAGAATAAAAATCTTCAATCTCTGGAAGTTTTTTTAATGCATCTGGATTTAATTGTTGTTGCGCTTCTTCAGAATTAGGATCTAATCCCATTTCTACCATTCTAGCAATTAATTTTTGTTGAGCATATTCAACTAAGACTTTGCTAATTGCTTCAGTCTTTTTTTCCATTATTTCATTATAGGAATACTCATCAACTGCTCTGTAATCAATTTTAGTATTTCTTTTAGCAAATTCAGATACTAATGTGTTTACCACATTTGGAATAATTGGATAAAATTTTAATTCTAAAACTTCATCAGGACCTTGTGTTAACACTTCTACAATTTCAGACATTTCATTTTCAACAGATGGTATATAATCTGTTTTATCAATAACACCTTTAGCAAGTTTATAATTTTTCATTATGCGTCTTGCCTTTGCCTGAATTTGTTTAATTCCCTGCCACTCTAACCAATCAATATTCCATTTTGACCACTCATCATCTTTTTCATCAGCAGGAACAAATTGAAGCGGTTGTGTAAAAACACCAAATCTATTTTTTTTAGTTCTTTTACCTTTCTTTAGGTCTATTGCATTTAATATTTCCATTATCTCATATTTTTAAAAGGGTTACGAGGCTTCTTCATGTTTAATGAATCATTACTTGTCCCAATATGCCTAAAAAGGCTCTTATTTAATTTATACAAATTTTCTGACTTTTCCAAATGTTCTTCATTATCATACTCCACTCTTTTCTTTAATCCTCTACTTGCTTCTTGTATTTTTACAAAGGTAATTAAAGCAGCCAATGAAATTAATCTATCCACGTTGACACCTGGCTGATAATGTTCCATTTCAATCATGGCCATATAATCCGGTATTCTAGAAATACCATAATACTTTTTATAGACCTTACCAGTTTCATCAGTTTCCTCATCAATTTCTTCTCTAAGGTACTCAATTAAATAACTCAACATTACTGTTTTAAATATAGTGGACACGTTTCTCCAACCATATTGTTGAAACTGAGTTTTAGATAGTTGTATTTCTTTAGAGAAAACAATCTGAGATGAAGGAACCAAATACTTCTGTTTTCTTTTAAACTGCATGTACTGAATAAAAAGAGGGACGTTGTTTTCCACTACAGTCCATGCTTGATACCATTCAATAATTAGTTCTAACCTTTCATGTGTTTTATTGATGTCATCAAATCGGCCTGTCCAGGCACATACAATTTTATCACCTTCAATATGAGTTTCTACTTCACCATTTGTCAAAACCCTTTGAACATGAACTGGATTTTTATAAACATGAATGGAACATAGAGAGTCTGAAGTTACTGTTTTACCTTCAGACACAGGATCGACAGATGCATAGTATGTAGTACAAAACTCTTTTTCTTCATCTGGTTCTTCCCATACTTGTATAGCACCAGATTTGTCTTCTGCATTTTTCTCTATAGGAAATGTAAGTATGGGTTTTTTAGTAGTAGGTGAAGCAATAATTTCACCAAGATTATTATATTCTAATTTCATACAAGCATAAGGATAATCTCCTTCTTCTATATCGCGCTTGTGAGATTTAACTAATTCTAATGGAAAAATACTTTCACCTCTAAATGCAAAAGCTTCTTCCATATTTGTTGGTCTTTGTGAACAACGTATTTGATATGTTTCAGGATCAAGATCTTTTTTCCATTGTATTTTTTCTTCCTCAATAGCGGCTAA